TGGGTCTGGGTAAACCACCATTTTAGTTTTAGGGTATCTGCTTAATAGTTCATCAATAAATTCGTCTGTATTTGAACTGTAAATAACTATCTCATCAAAGACATAAGCTATATCGTTTTTAACATGGAATAGACAAGCTGACATTGGGTCTATGTTAAAGTCCAAGCCAATATGAATAATAGCATCTTTGTCATACTTACATTCTTGGACATTGTATTCTCTATCAAAGTTATAATAAACAACTCCTGAGTATGTTTCAAATGAAGCTAAATATTCTTGTCTAAATGTTCTCTCGTCTAAATCTCTTTTGGCTTGTTCAATTTCTTCTTGATCTACTTGACCACCATCTAATGTTGTGTACTTAAATGACTTCCATTCTGGGTCATCTCCTAAACCCTTTTGATATATCTCATAAGACCAGTTACCAAATCCTCTTGGTGTTCCTATGAATAATACATTTCCTGTAACGTGCTTATCTGAGATTGTTGGTCGCAGAACTTCTGTCCAAGCTTCAACTGGTATATCTGCATATTCATCTAGTAGTAAAAAGTCCAAACCAACTCCTCGTAAATTGTCTGGTGATTTATCTGCACCTTTTAAACTTATCTGACTACCATTTCTAAGTATTAAAGTTAGTTCTGTTTCATTAGCATATTTAATCCATCTTTTTTCAGTAGTAAGTCTTTTGATTTGTTTCCACATAATCTCTTTAGACATTCTGTAAGTTGGTGCTACATAAAATATCTTTGAGTTAGGTTTTCTACTCGCAAATCTTAGTAGTTCATACATGGCTAAGTGTGTTTTGCCGAATCTTCTTCCAGTAATAAGAACTCTAAATCTCTTTGGACAAGTATATACGTCTAGTTGTGGTTTACTAAATGGCATTAATTATTCCTCTTTGAATTAACTTTGTAATAACATCTTCTTCCAATTTAACATCATGGTTATATCCTTTAGAAGTTCCAATATGATGTACTTCTTCCATTGTATATCTATTCTTTGTTTTAAAGAAATCAAATGCTGTAATAGTTACTTTGCACTGACAATGATTAAGCAACCAATAGATTGAAACAAAGCCAGTAGTTGGTCTGTAGTAATTATATCTAATTGTCATTTGACTGTAATCGTATGTGTTCCATAGCCAAGCTTTTTTCTTAACCCAATCAGGCATACGTTCTGCTCTCTTACCATCTTTTTCAAAGTTTAATCTTACAATACATCTAATCTGAGGAATTTCTTTAAGCATATTATGACCCTCATAGACTAGATTGTTAATCCAAACATCACATGGTTTGTCTTGCACTCCAAGATTCATTCTAACTACTGAATTAAATTTAGTATAATCAATAGTTCCTATTTTCTCACCATTACCTATTAGTAAAACATTCTTGCCTTTAAAATATTCGTATGGATTAAACATTTCTAATTACTGCTGTGTTAGGTGTTAAGTGTTTGTGCATTTCAATAGTGTATGGTTTGTGTAGTAAGGCAAATGATTCAACTCTATCAGCATCATGTACTACGACTGTGTCAGTATGTTCTAGTATGTTGTTAAGATGTTTAATTCTATCTCTTACAAACTGTTCATGGTCTAAAAAGCACATTCCAAATCTTTGTGTTAATGGTATCTCTTGTTTAAAGTCTATTTGTATTTGCTGATAATGTGAACCGATTAAATAGTCAAATCTTCTAGCCCAGTTTATATCTTGCACAAATCCTATTAACTTAATTCCTTTAGACTTAGCTATCTCAACTAACAGTGGTGTAGAATAATAACCACAACCTGTTTCCATTATATCTTGGTTAGATTTTAAAGCTTCTTGGATTAAGACTTGCTGATGTGTTGCGTAAATATCTATGAACTGTTTTTCTTCCACCATATATCTATCTATGTTTAGTATAGCTTGATTATCATTTGCTAATAAATAATCAACTTTAGATAGACCATGTTGTTTAAATGTATTCCAAATAGATGTGCCTACTTCTACTGCTCTGTTGAAGTCTTTGTAAACTAAACAATCAATATGCGTATATCCTTTATCAATAGCTGTCTTTAATCGCTTATTACCAAAGATACAAATTAAACTATCGTCTGCCCAGACTATTAATGGATTAAATAGGTTATCAATATCAGGTAATGTTTTTAATCGCCGATTTGCTAGATTGTCATTAAGGTATAAGTTATCTCGTTCTGATCTAACTTTTAAATATAACCAATTATCAAACTGATTTGAATACTTAACGTATTTAATTGGTACTGCGATTATGTTTGGATTCCTGTTCTTGCTTACGAATCTTTTCTCTAATAATCTTTTTTCCATCTTCTCCTGTCCAATGAATTGTCTTGGCTATATCATTGTTCTTACCTAATCTTAAACCATGATATTCATTTGGTATTCTGTTTATCTTAAACTCATGTTGTACTTTAGCAAAAGCTTCTTGATCTGATCTCTCTTGTCTCATCTCACATCTATCAAACCATTTCTTTAGAACTTGTTTATTGTTTATGCCGACTATTCCTGTTTGCCATCTATCTGATCTAACTGCATGGTCTTTGCTCATAAGGTAATCGCAGTCATCTAGCATATCAAACATATCAGATATATCTGCTTTGATTTCTATGTCGCAGTCTATCCAAATGATTTTATCTGCTGGTACTTTTTCTATTGCTTTAGGTTTATAAAACCAAGTTCTACTATCAGATGCAACTAGGAATGAATTAGGATATTGTTTTAAGAAGCCGAAGTTAGCTATGTATAATGGAATCTTAATATGCTTGTGGTAGCCATCTAAAAACCAATCTAATATGTCTGTGAAGTTATTATCGCAACCAGTTACAAAAGCTTTCATAATTGAATCTTAACAGTATTCGTATAAACATTAAACCAGTCTGATGAGTAATCGCAATCTTCATAATTCTCAAAGTAACAACCACCTTCTGTAAAGTGTATGTTCTTAGCATTAAAGTTGTATGGATATTCGCCTACTAACCAATTCCATTCTAATGGTAAACCACCTACTTTGTCAGTCCATTTAAACTGATGCAGTTCTAAACCAGATGCATCATTAACGTATTCTTTAGTGAGTGCTTTGCATTTAGATGTGTTCATTAGCATTAGACTAGACCAGTTCTTTTTTTCATAAACAGTTTGTATTTGATTGCCGAACTTAGATAGATGCTTAGGTGTGTAATCGTGCTGACAACACATAACAGCATAATCATCATTTCTTAAATCCCATAGTTCTTTGATGTCTGCTTTAAACAGCATATCGCAATCTAAGAATAATGCCCAACCATTATAGTTCATAAGATAAGGAACTATAAATCTGCTAAATGAGAACTCAGTAGATGATAAACTATTTCTTGGTCTATTAAATGAATGGTAAATGTTAGGTAAGTAAATTGGTGTAAATGATACTGGTACTGAACTATGTTTTAGTATGCTCTCAGCTAGTATGTGATAAGCTATTTTCTCTTTGCTATCATATCCAATAAAGACATTAATCATCTTTGGATTGTAGCTGTTTTAACTCAATATCCTTTGCTTGTACTTCCTCGTTTAATCTGTCTATTTCTTTTTTAAGATTATAAATAATTACTTCAAGATCGTTTGTTCCTCGCAAACTTTTATCTAGCATCTTTGGTTTCTTTCGCCCACACATTTGATTCATTTCTTTTTGTTTTGATAAGTTCTTAAATATCTTCTGCCTAAAGCCACTGCTTCAGATTTGCTTTTACCTCTATAACCCCAAGCTTCTAAGCTTAGTTTTAATCTTGTTTTACGACCCTTAGAATCAAATAGTCTGCCTTGACTGCTACCCATTCTAACTAGGAATGAACCTTTGCGTCTATACTCAGTCAAAGTATCTGGTCTTGATTTAACTGGTGGTCTTAAATTGCCACCTGTTGCTTTGTTATATCTTCTTCTGCCAGATGCACTTAAACCACCTCTTGGGTTCTTATCTCGTTTTAATAAACTAAATTTACTCATACTTTTTTAAGTTCAATTTTATTGGTGCTTGTTTTTTAACTTTTAAGTTATGCTTTTTCATAAGCAAATCAACAATGCACTTATGACAAGCTTTGATATGTTGTTCAAGCTTGTTGTTCATTTCTCTTTTACAAAATAAGCATTTACTTGCCATCTTCTACTTTCAGTTCAATTTCTTTTGGTTCTTCAGCTATATCATATATTGGTAAAGGCATATTGCTATCGGATTCAAGTATTTCGTTTCTTTGTCCAAGCATTTGTTTTCCTAACCAAATCAACATAACTACATTACCCTTTTCAACTGCCATTTGCCATTGTTTCCTTCTCAATGAAATATTTCCTTCTGATCTACCTTTATCTATTTGTGGCGAAAAATTATCCCTTAAAGTATGTCTATGACAACCAAAGAAATCTGCCATTTCTTGCATAGTACAATGTAATCTAGCTAATCTAGTTACTTGTTCTGGGTCTATATCAAGCTTTGGTCTGCCTACCTTTTTAACCTCAGATTGAATTGTAGGTTTTTCCTGTTTGCTCATGTATAGCTTCTTTTCCTGTAAATTGTTGCCACCTTTGTATTATTACATCACAATATTTAGGGTCTAGTTCCATAACATTAGCTTTGCGACCTAGTTTTTCACAAGCTATTAAGGTGCTACCAGAACCACCAAATAAATCTAAAATTATATCATCTCCTTTTGAACTATTGTTTATAGCATTACAAACTAAAGCTACTGGTTTTGGTGTTGTGTGTCCGATTACTGTTTCTTTATCAAATTTCCATACTGAAGTTTGTTTTCTATCTGAGTGCCAAGAATGAGTACCATTTTTTAACCAACCATAAAGGCAAGGTTCATGTTGGCTTTGATAATCTGTTTGGCTTAAAGTTAATTTGTTTTTAGCCCAAATAATCATAGAACTAAAATGGAAAAATTCTCTAAATACTTTATGAAAAACATCAGCACATCTATCAGAATGAAAGCAATAAATAGAAGCACCTGATTTTGAATATGTGAAATAGTTTGCAAAAGAACCTCTTAATAGTTCTTCTAATCCATCTCTTGAATCGTTATTAATGCCTTCATAATCAACCCCATAAGGTGGGTCAGTAAATATCATATCTGCTTTTTGTGAGTTTAACAGTTTTTCTACATCAGTTGATATTGTTGCATCAGCACACATTAATCTATGATTTCCTAATACAAATATATCTCCTAATTTACTTTTTGGATTTTCTTTAATTTCAGGAACTTCATCTTCATCAGTTAATCCATTATTTTCTTTTGCTAGTAAGTCTTTAATAAAGTCATCTTCAAATCCTAATATATCTATATTAAAATCTTCGTCTTTAAGACCTTCAATCTCTACTAATAACTTTTCTAAATCCCAACCTGCGTTAAGTGCTAATTGGTTATCTGCTATTATTAAAGCTTTGATTTGTGTCTTGGTTAATCCCTCAACTACAATACAAGGCACTTCTTCGTGTCCTAATCTTTTAACTGCTTGTAATCTACCATGTCCAGCTATGATTGAATTGTCAGGTGCTAGGAGTATTGGGTTTGTAAAGCCGAATTCTTTAATGCTTGAAACAAGCTGTGTAATTTGTTCTTCGCTATGCGTCCTACTGTTGTTTATGTAGGGAATAAGTTCAGATACCTTCTTTTTAATAAGTTCCATATTAACCGACTATGTTCGTTAAATGTTCTATTAAGCTTTTTTTAACGATTTGTAAAGGAACTCTAGTAGATTCTGGTTTTGGTATAATACATGGCAGATTCCATTAGCTAGTGAATTACAGCTTATTTCTTCTGCTTTAGCTGGTAAATCTATTTTATATTCATCATGGATTAAATGGAATATCTCGTGAAGTAAGGTGTTGCTCATTTCAATATTGTCTAGTGATTTGTCTATGGTCATGGTGTTTTTGTCTGAGTCAAATTCACCGAAAATCTTTTTCTTTGATGCTGTTTCTTTGTCAATGTAATTTAACTTAATCAGTCTGCTTCCAAAGACTATTTCGTTAGGTAAACTCATTTACAGATTCTAATTATAAAAAAAACAAATGCTAATAACATTATAAACAATGCTAGGCATATAAAAAAATATGTCATTTTCTTTTAAGCTTCTTTGCTATGTAAAGGTTTTTAACAAAGCTGTTTTTCTTGCCGAACTTTTGACCAGCAGAACGTCTTGCAGATTTATAAGCTTTTGATTTAGTGTTAAAGGGTTTTGGTCTGCCAAGTTTAGAGGGTCTTTGTCTTTCCCAAATAGGTTTTTTCATTTCTTTTTTCTCGGCATCTTTAATGGCTTTGGTTTGTAAACTCTATAAGTGCCTTTAGTCTTAACTTTGTTTGTATAAAGCTTATTTAGTGTTGTTGATGTAGTTTCATTAGCCATTATATTTTGCCTTTGTATTTAATTAGTATCTGCTTAACATGATTTGCATATTCTTTGCTAGTGCTAAAATTATCTAAGGCATCTGCTAGTTTCATTGGGTCTTTTGTTCTTTGACGCATTTGTCTAAATTCTTGATAGTGATGGTTCTCATTGATTGTCAGTATATAGCTTTTAACTGACTGGCATTTAGTTTTATATGTTTTAACTCGCCAGTTTATTGATGGGTCTTGTTTAAGTGGCAACATTCCTTCTTTAGACCAAACTCTAATTCCAAATAAGTTATTACCTTCTCTTGCAAATCTTGAAGTTCCAAAATTAGATTCTACTATTGCCTGTGCTATGATTAGTGATGTTGGTATTTGTTCTTCCTTCCTTATGTCTAGGTTATGAAAAGCAATACATTTCTTCATGCTTTCAATAAACCTTTCGCTAGAGATATTTTCTACTTTAGGTTCAAAAAAACCTATCTTCCTAATTTCATCTATTGTTTTTTGTCTTATGATGC